AGGGTCACCCGAGGACCAGTCCGCATGGCGGGCAACGCACGGCATCCCATCGGCGATGGACGAGTACTCCAAGCATTATCCCGAGGGCTTCACGGTTCCAGACGGAGATACGGACTTCGTGAACTCCTACCTCGAGGTGGCGTACAAGCACAACCTCGCGCCTGACGTTGTCAATGACATTCTGGTTTCGGTCTACGACCACGCCAATACCACGGCAGAGGGGCAGACCACGCAGGACGCAACCGATCAGGCGGCGACCACCGCGGCGATACGGGACGAGTACGGTGACCAGGCGAAGGCGATGACGACCGCCGGCCTCGCCGTCATAGGTCTGATGTCGAAGGAGGCGGCGACCGACTTCATGCAGTCCCGCCTACCTGACGGCACGTTGATCGTGAACTCGCCCGAGCATATGCGGTGGCTCGCCAACCGTGGCATGGAAGCCGGCGTGACGGCACCAGCCGAGGGTTCGGCGGATGCGAAGTCCCTCGCCGCCGAGAAGGCGGAACTCGAAACCATGATGAAGGAGACGAAGGGTCCGTACTACACCGACGCCAAGGGCAAGGACGGCATGACGAACCATCAGCGCCGGTATGCTGAGATTCTCACCGTCGAAGAGAACATGGCGAGGAGCAAGGCTCGATGAGGGGCATCCATGAAAACACGGTTATCCAGATCGACATCACCAATGCCTGTCACCTCGGTTGTGCCAACTGCACCCGTTTTGTTGGACATCACAGGAAGCCGTATTTCATGGACGATAAAACCTTCATCCAAGCTATTGGGTCACTGGATGGGTATCCCGGTCGTATCGGCATCATGGGTGGAGAACCCGCACTTCATCCGCGGTTCACCGTGCTGCTTGCCAAGTTTCGGGAGATGGTTCCCGATAAAGATAAAAGAGAAATGTGGACTTCAGGCTGGCAGTGGGCAGAGTATAAGGAGGATATCCTTGATACCTTTCACAAGGAGCGGGTGGCTTTCAACGACCACAGTCAGCCATCCGGTAGACACCAGCCACTTCTGGTCGCCATCGACGAGGTTGTTAAAGACGATGACTTGCGACGAACGCTCATTGATAACTGCCCATTTCAGGCGCGATGGTCGGCTTCTATTACGCCAAAGGGGGCGTTCTTCTGTGAGATCGCCGCAGCACAGGACTGGCTACTAGATGGACCCGGTGGGTACCCATTGGTAAAAGACTGGTGGAGGAAAGAACCAGATGCATTTCAAGACCAGGTTGAGACATACTGTGGCAAATGTTCAGGCGCACTGCCGATGCCTACCTACAGTGACGGACGCGGAGGCAGAGATGGCCCTACTCGGGACGTTGTGTCCCCTGGTAACCTCGAGCGGCTCCTTCGTGCTGGCTCCCCCAAATGTCAGCGAGATGATGTTGAAGTCTGGCGCAGCCATATCACTGAAGAAGGCATAGATCCTGACTGGAATCCGCGGGCGTTCCGAAACTTCGTCGCCCATGATCCTAAAGATGTGGAGGAAGCACTTGGCACCATAGTTGACACCACAACATGATGTGTCCTATAAGGCAAATACCGGATAACCCACCCAATACACAGATGCGGCGGCCCCGGGGCTACTGAACCATTTTAAGTTCTAAGGCGGCACCTATTGATCCGTCGAGGCCCTGGCGACAGACAACCCTCATGCGTTTCTGCATATAGGCTAACCCACCGGACGAACGTAACCCTTGTCCCGAAAGGAGCCTGTCATGGCAGAAACTGCATTTCAGACTCAATACCGACAGGAGTTCATCCACGGCTTTGAAGACCGGCAAACCCGGTTGAGAAGCACGGTCGTTACGGAAACCGTCATCAAAGGCAACAAGGCAACTTTCCTCGTCGCCGATAGTGGCTCCGCATCTGCCGTCACCCGTGGCGTGAACGGCCTGATTCAAGCCCGAGCCGATAATCTGACCCAGACCACCGCCACACTTCGTGAGTGGCATGATCTGGTTCGGAAGACCGGCTTTAATGTGTTTGCCTCCCAGTCTGATCAGAAGCGGATCATGCAGGAGACGAGCATGGCCGTCATCAACCGCCAGATCGACGATGACATCATCGAAGTTCTGGATACGATGACCAACGATACCGGCACCAGCGCGATCGCGACTCTTGACATGATCGCGAAGTCGAAGACCATCCTCGGGGACAACTTCGTTCCCACAGAGGAAATGGACAATATGTTCGGCCTTATTTCGCCGGGCTTCGACAACTACCTGATGCAGATACCGGAATACGCAAGCGGCGACTATGTGGATGTGAAGCCATTCAACGGTCCTGCCCGCATGTTCCATCGTTGGTATGGCGTCAACTGGATCGTCCATCCCCGCCTCACTGGCTCTGTCGGAGCGAGCGGTGCGGGTACGACCGAAAAGTGCTACCTCTTCCATCGCAACTCGATCGGCCACGCCGTGGATAAAGACACCATGGAATCGCCGGTTGGCTATGATGAGGAACAGGATTACTCCTGGGCGCGCTGCACGGTCTTCATGGGCAGTGTCCTCTTGCAGAACAGCGGTGGTGTGCAGATGAAGCACGATTCTTCCGCTTACGCAGCCAGTTAGGGGGTATGAACCATGGCATATGCAGCTTATAACACCACCTCCCCCAACCCCATCGTTGCTTGCAACAACCAGATCGCCTTCGGCTCGACCGGCGGCAAGTCTTGGATGTATCGCAGCACCCATCTCCAGACGGATATTGGTGCCTCCGATTTCATCACGGACGGTCAGGATCTTGGGGTCAACGTCCATGACACGTTGTGCGCGATCTCGCTTTCGAGCGCCGTGTCCTTCCACCGCTGTTCCGCGGTGGCTGCAACCACTACGACTTGGTCGGCTGGTCTTGTCATCAGTTCGGCCTCGTAACCAAGGAGGAAATGGATGGCTTACGAAACAGGCAATCCTCCGCATCTTGCGGGCGACCAGCCGGTCGCAGCCCCGCGAACCTGGAAGTACAACTCGACGCACCTCCAGGCCGTGGTCGGGACTTCGGACCATATCTCAAATGGTCAGGATCTCGGCATGGCGCCGGGGGACACGGTTATCGCGATCGAGTCCACGCTCGGCACCTACACAACCAGCGTTCACGCTGTGACTGTTGTGGCTGCGACCTATACGAGCCTGACGACCGGGCTAATGGTAAGCTCGGCCTCCTGAGAATCCCAGCAGACCGGCGTCTACTGGGTAGTCACGGGGGGCGTCTCGAGAGGGGCGCCCCTTGCTCTCTTAAACAGGAAAAGGACTTGAACAATGGCGAAAGCCGCAACCAAAACAAAAGCTCCAGAGAAGGCAAAACCAAACCCAGCCCGCGCACTCGCGCTGTCGGCAGTTGACTTCCACTACGCGGAGACGGTCGTAGCCCGCTTCGTCGCACAGGTTCCACCCGGCACCAAGCGTGAAGAGGTGCTGGATAAGACCTACTGGCGCCACTGCGCCTCCCAGATCCCGAGCATGTCCGAGATCGTGGTCATCCCCAAGGATGGATCGTGGTATGGGCGATATTTCGTGCGGTATGCCGACAAGGTCATGGCGAGCCTACATGAACTTGAGTGGCATGAGATGAAGGTCATCCTCGCAGACGAGATCGATGACAAGAAGTTCTCGGTGGACTTCACCACGGGTGAGAACTTCCGCGTCATCCGGCTCGCCGACATGGAGGTCATCAGCAAGGGCCACAACTCCTTTGAGGACGCCAACGAGTGGCTCGTCAACCACTCCAGGGCGGTGGCGGCCTGATGGCTACCACAAGCCAGCTTACCCTCTACAATGGGGCGCTCTACCTCCTAGAGCAGGGGGAGATCGCCTCATTGGACGAGGACCGCGAGCCTCGCCACGTTCTCGACCACTTCTTCGAGGACAAGGACGCGAGGACCGACTGCCTCGAGATGGGCAACTGGAACTATGCCACCCGCACATCGAAACTCGAGTTCAACCCGTCGATCGAGCCTGACTTCGGACTTCAGCGTGCATTTACAAAGCCGACCGACTGGGTCCGAACCGTCGAGCTTTCCAGCGATGAGTACTTCTGGGATCCGATGACCGACAACCAGTACAAGGATGAGCAGGGCTTCTTCTTCGCGGACATCGACGCGATCTACCTCCGCTATGTTTCCAATGATAGCTCGTATGGCTTCGACTACTCCCTCTGGCCCAAGTCGTTCGAGGATCTGGTCGAGGCATACCTCGCCTGGAAGGGCGCACCACGCATCAACTCCAAGCTGACGGACGACATGAAGACCGCCTTCGAGGATGCGCGGACCAACGCCCGATCGAAGGATGCCCTGCAAGAGGGCGTCAAGTTCCCGCCCGAGACAGGGTGGCAAGCCAGCCGCCGTCGCAGCCGCGGCAGTCGAAGGGATCTCGGAAGCCGATCCAACCTGACGGGGTAGATCAATGACCTCTGTTTGCAGCTTGCTCTTTCTTGGTGGCCCACCGGCAGTTTTCTGGCGTGTAGTTTCCATCGTTGTCTATGCGGTCCAAGGTTTTTTCCCTTGGTCTAAACCCCATGTCTTCAAGAAAGTTTTCAAAGAACCTCCACCGATCACAGACCGTAATGCCGCGCCCCTTGTATCGATGGGTAGCTGGGTGACTGTTATTAGAGACTCGACTAACCATGTTGTACCAAGACACATAGGTTGGAGACATTACTCTCCTTCTTGCATGTCCGTGGTGCCACCTTGGGTGTTTGCAGCCACAGCTTTTCGCCACGCCTCCAACCAGTTTATCGGCTGGCAACAAATTTTCTGTTCCACATACACACCGACAGAGCCACAAGGTTCTGTTTCTTATGGAACCCTCCCGCCTGATCACAGTCCAGTGGTTAAATCTCTTTCCCTGAAGATGGTGGGTCATCGCGTTTGCTCCTATTGCTACAGGGGCATTATAACGCTGAAAGTGAGGCGCGGCAATGGCTGAACAGAACGCACCGCTGGCCACATTTCAATAGAGGCATTGTTGACGACCGCGCTCTCGGGCGCATGGATGTCAAGCGCATAGCCCTCGCCGCATCGACGCAGACGAACTGGATGCCACGCGCCCTC